GAGGTTGATGGACCACAAATGGCAAAAATGTCTGATTATGACTTAGTAGAAGTTATACCCGTATCTGACCCCAACGCTTCAACAATGGCGCAAAGAGTGGTTCAGTATCAGGCCGCTTTACAGTTGGCTCAAGGAGCTCCAGATATTTATGATCTGCCTTTGTTGCATAGACAAATGCTAGAAGTTTTAGGAATCAAAGAGGTTCAAAAGATTGTTCCTTTAGAAGATGACTTTAAACCCATGGATCCCGTATCAGAAAACATGAGTTTACTAAAGAGTAAACCAACAAAAGCATTCCAATACCAAGACCATGAAGCCCATATACAGACACACATGAATATGGCTCAAGATCCAAAAATAAGGGAGATGGTTGGTCAAAGTCCAAATGCAGGAGCAATACAAGCGGCAGTACAGGCACATATTGCAGAGCATATAGCTTTCCAATACAGAGTTGAAATAGAGAAGATGATGGGTGTTCCGTTACCTCCGGTAGACGAGAAGTTGCCAGAGGATGTGGAAGTCGAGTTGTCCAGAGTAGTTGCTATGGCTTCTGATAAGCTGTTACAAAAAGGGCAGGCAGAAGCACAACAACAACAAGCTCAACAACAAGCAGAAGACCCTGTTATTCAAATGCAAAAAGCTGAACTTGAGCTTAAACAAGCTAGATTCCAGCATGATAAAGCAATGGATGAAGCGGAGCTCAATCTTAAATCTCAAGAAGCCGTGGCAAAAGATGAAAGAGAAAATAAACGAATTGACACACAGGCAGAAATCGAAGGAGCTAAGATTGCCATTGATAGCATAGAGGCAGAGCAAAAAATGCAGGAAGGAAAGGAAAGAGAAGAAAGACAAGACTTTAAGGAGGGAGTGAGAATTGGACTTGAAAGAGCTGATACTAAGTCAGATGAAGGAGGAAATTAAAAGAATCGGAGATTCTTTGATTCACAAAGCTGTTGATAGAGAAATCTATCTTTTAGGAGTGGGTGAGATTAAAGGATTACAACGTGTAATTAGACTACTGGAGGATTTACCGGATGAGTGACAATTTAAAAATGCCTGAACCAAGAGGCTACAAAATTCTTATAGCTATACCAAAGCTAGACGACAAGTTTGAGAACTCAAAAATTATAAGAGCTGACTCTCATAAGAAAGCAGAAGAGACAGCTTCCATAATCGGGTTAGTTACAAAAATTGGAGACCTAGCCTATAAGGATGAAGAAAAGTTTTTGACTGGACCATGGTGTAAGGAGGGCGATTTCATAATAATGAGAGCCTATACCGGAACTAGATTTTTGGTACAGACAGAAGAGGGTGAGCAGGAATTTAGATTAATTAACGATGATGCTGTAGAAGGTGTTGTCGCTGACCCACGAGGAATAACTCGCGCATAAAGGAGAAAAAATGTCAGAGCAAGAAAAAAACTACGAAATAGAAGAAGAAGTATCTGAAAATGAGGTAGAGATAGTAGATGATACCCCAGAGGAGGATAAAGGAAAAAAACATCTAGGAGATGTTGATATACCAGAAGACGAAATTTCTACATACAGTGGGAATGTTCAAAAAAGAATTAATCAATTAAAACGCGCTTATCACGACGAAAGAAGAGATAAAGAACGTTTTATGAGAGAGCAACAGGAGGCTATGAATTATGCACAAAAAGTTGCAGAACAAAACAAAGCCTTGCAAGATAAATTATCTAAAGGAGAAACCGTTCTTCTTGAGAGTCACAAAAATAGAGTCGGAGCTGAACTCGCACAAGCGGAAAAGGAATACAAAGAAGCTTACGAAGCGGGAGAGCCAGATAAAATGGTGGAGGCTCAGAAGAAGTTAGCTAGGTTTACAGTAGAACAAAGAGAGGTAGAAACCTATGAACCTGTTCATCAAAAACCTTTACAAGAACCTCAAAATAGTGTACAACAACAAGTAGTACCTGACGAACGCACCCGTCAGTGGGTTACTGAAAATCGTTGGTTTGAAACCGACGCAGTTATGAGAGGTGCCGCCTTCGGAATTCACGATGAATTAGTCAAGCGTGGGGTTCCTTCTGGCTCAGAAGAATACTACAGCCAGATAGATGCCCGTATGCGTGAGGAATTTCCAAACAAATTCGGGAAAAAACCCGCCAACGTAGTTGCTCCAGCATCAAGAACGTCTGGTTCTAATAAAGTTAGATTAACTAAAACTCAGGTATCCATTGCCAAACGTCTTGGAGTACCTATTGAAAAATATGCAGAACAAATTATGAAGGAGCAAGCTAATGGCTAATAGGAATAATCGTGAATCAGAAACTCGTGAAATGAGCCAAACAAAATACAATATAAAAGATTTCAGTGATGACGTACTGCCTAACCCAACACCTAACGGTGATGACGAATTCTTATATGTAAGAACCTCTGTTATGGGGCAAGATGATGTAAGAAACGTTATGAAAAAAAGGTCACAAGGATATATACCTTGCAAAAAAGAAGATCATCCAGAAATCCCTTCATGGGGAAACACTGGAAATGAAGTTGAAATTGGTGGATTAATGCTTCACAAAGCACCTAAAGCTCTGCTACAAGCTAAAAAAGAATACATAGCTAAGAAAACATCAGACCAGCAGGCCGCCGTGGACGCTAATCTATATAGACAAAATGACCCTCGTATGCCAATGTTTAGTGAAAAGAAATCAACCACTACCAAAGGCAGTAGAGGATAAATAACGGAGAAAAAGAATGGCTTATCCTACAGTTGATGCCCCTTACGGGCTAAAGCCGATTAACCTCATTGGAGGCGTTCCGTTCGCGGGTTCTACCCGTATGTTACCAATTCAATATGACTACAGAACAGATATCTTTTACGGTGATTTTGTTAAATTGGTTCGTGGTAATGTTGAACATCAGGCGGTAACAAACGACGCTGACGATTCAGGTATGATTGGTATATTTTTGGGTTGTACTTATACAGACCCAACAACCAAGCAAAAACAATTTTCACAATATTATCCATCTGCAACAAAGGCCGGTGACATCATGGCTTATGTTTCTGATGACCCTGATGTTGTGTATAAGGCTGTGGTTTGTTCTACTGGAACAACCGTGGCTTCAGGTAACCATGCGTTAGTAGGGCAAAATCAAAGAATGCTCAATAACACAGGTAGTACAACAACTGGAAATAGTGCAAACGCTGTTCATATTGGAAATACATTAACAACAGCGGCATTCCCAGTAAGAATTATGGGAGTTGTTGACGAGACAAAGAAGACCACATCCGTAACAGGAAGCTCTTCCTCTACAACAATTACTTGTACCGCGTTACCAAATGCTATTCCTCACGGAACCGATGTAGCTTATTTAGACTCAGCAGGACAGATTATTCAAACTGCTTCTTTTGTGTCAGTTGCGGCGGCGGCAGGAGCCACCTCAGTAACAATAAATTCAGCTATCGCTGTTCCGGGAAGTGTTACAGCAATTCCGGCAGATTCAACAATTCTATTCAGAGAGTATCCTGAAGTATTGGTTAAGTTGAATTTTGAGATTCATTCATATCAAGACGCAACAGCGGTATAAGGAGATTTTTAAATGGCTATTTCAAGAGCACAATTACTTAAAGAACTCCTTCCGGGACTTAACGCTCTATATGGGCTTGAGTACGCAAAATACGGCGAAGAGCACAAAGAAATTTTTGAAACAGAAACTTCCGAGCGTTCTTTCGAGGAGGAGACGAAACTATCCGGGTTTTCTGCGGCACCTGTTAAAAACGAAGGCGAAGCCATCGCGTTTGACAATGCTCAGGAAGCATACACTTCACGCTATAACCATGAGACAGTTGCTCTCGGTTTTTCGATTACAGAAGAAGCTATGGAGGACAACCTCTATGATTCTCTCTCAGCTCGTTACACCAAGGCTTTGGCTCGTGCTATGGCATATACCAAGCAAGTTAAAGCGGCTAATGTCCTTAACCAAGGATTTGATAGCGCATTTCCGGGCGGTGACGGTGTAGCATTATTTTCTACAGCTCACCCATTGGTATCAGGTGGTTCAAACTCAAACAGACCAGCAACTGCTACCGATTTGAATGAAACCTCTTTAGAGGCTCATGTTATTCAAATATCTAAGTGGACAGATGAAAGAGGACTGTTGATAGCGGCTAAACCTCGTAAGTTGATTATCCCGCCAGATTTAATGTTCGTGGCTACTCGTTTGTTACAAACAGACTTGAGAGTTGGAACTGCTGACAACGATATCAACGCTCTTAGAACGACAGGAGCTATTCCAGAGGGTTATGCAGTTAACCACTACCTAACTGACGGAGACGCTTACTTCCTAACAACGGATGTTCCAAATGGACTTAAGCATTTCGTTCGTACACCTATGGCTACTTCCATGGAGGGAGACTTTGACACAGGTAACGTTCGTTATAAGGCTCGTGAAAGATATTCTTTTGGGTTCTCTGACCCATTGGGAATGTTTGGTTCACCCGGAGCTTAATCTTGATGAGGGGGGCTTTGCCCCCTTCGTTTTTTAGGAGAAGACATGGATTTATATTTTAAATTTTTAACTGCTTGTAAAGACCAGTTTGTACAAAACACAAATCAAGTTATTGATATTAACTGTAGTGTTGCAAAAGCAATGGTCGAGCAATCGCAAGCTCCTTTTAATTGGATTCAAGAAGCAATTAAAAAATAACTAGGGTTAATTAGTTGCACCAA